GCCATAGTCGGCCTTCAAACTCGAATACCTGCCACTCCATCACCCGTTCAGCGATCAGGCGAGATTCAGCTAAGTTCCAGGGGCGGGTCATAGTTGGGCCTCTTGCTCCAAAAGAAACTCCTCCGCGAACCAGTCACCCATTCCCAGCTCCGCCAGCGGGTGCCCGTCCGCGATGTACCGCGCTGCCGCTTCGCGCTGCTCGCGCTGGGCGGTGGCGATGGGGTTGTCAGTCGATGGCATCAAATAACCCTCCCTGCGCGCCGGCGTATGCCTCCGCGCTCTTTAAGTGCTTGATGGCCGTTGAAAAGTAACCCGGCTTCAACTCGATGCCGATGAACTTGCGCCCCTCGTCCAGCGCGACAAACCCCTCTGAGCCGACGCCAGCGAACGGAGACAATACGACATCTCCGGGCGACGACCACAGTTCCAGGCACCGGCGAATCAACCCGAGCTGCAGCGGGCAGATGTGCTTTTCGTCCTTTTCATCGCGGGCGATGCGAAAGTTGAGCACGTCCGTTTGGTCGATATCCCACCAGACCGGCTCCGCGTATCGCCGCCAAATCTCCACGCTGGTCCGCCCGTCGCGGCCTTTGCGGGCGTATTTCGAAGGGTGCTGGTCGGTTTCGCGCGGATCTTGCGCCTGGTCGCCAATGTATCGAGTAAACCCGTTCGGGCGCTCGATTGGCTTCGTGCTGAGATTGTCACCGGGCGGTGTCTTGCGGAACGCCAACACGTAGTCCGCCATGCCCTGCCGTATCTGCGACGAGTCGCGCATGACGGTCTTGTGCAGTAGCCCGTTGTTATTCGTGCGCTCGCGCTCGGTTACCGGGCACTTCCACACCGTCACGCGGCTATGGAACGTCCACCCGGCGCGCTCCATAGCGGCGATGCACTGGCCTGGAAAGTCTCGCAATCCGCTGGCTCCGTCGCTATTGCGATACGTGGGCAAGTCTTTGACGTGCATCACACACAGCCGCCCCGTTGTCGTCACGCGAAGCAGTTCCGGCGCAAGGAAGCCGAAGTGCGCAAAGAACTCCTCATCACTCGCGCAGTTGCCCATATCGGCCTCTGAGTCCGAATACGTGTACAGGCTGGAAAACGGCGGCGAAAATACCGTCAGGTCTACTGACTCGTCGGGTATGCCCTTGATGACTTCGCAGCAGTCGCCATTGTAAAGCGCCCAATTGCGGCCGTGCCGCTCGTCTAAAATCACGTTCATTAGATCCACCTCGGAAGCTTCATCTGTTTTGTGCCGACGGCCGATGCAAGTTGCCGCCGCCCTGTACCGTTTTGAATTGCCGCCATCGCATGAACCATGGCCGCTTTCATTTCTTCGTGCTTTTTCTGCTTTTCGCGGATCGTCTTTAGAACAGGGCCCTCGGTCTCCGCGATGACCATGTAGGCGTCAACCGGCCGCGTCTGCCCAAACCTCCACGACCGACGCACGGCCTGATAGAACTGTTCGTATGAGTATGACAGCCCACAAAAAATGTGCTTATTGCAGTGCTGCCAGTTCATGCCGAATCCCGCGATGCTCGGCTTCGTGACGATGCGCTGGAACGCGCCATTCGTGAACCCGAGTAGTTTCTCTTCCTTCGCTTCCGTGCGCTCGTCGCCGCGTACTTCAATAGCGCCGTCGATAACCCGCATGAGCTCGTCGGCCTCGTAGTTGGTGTTGCACCAGATACACCACGGCTCTTTGCTATCGCCGATAATCTCGGCAACTCGCGCGGCCCGCGCCGGCGCAGTAAGCCGCATCTCCCGATGTAGTCCAGTGGCCGAAACGTCCGCCACTCGAAAGAGTTGCCCGTTGGCGTTGATGGATTGATCGACGGCAACGACCTCTTCGTGGATATTCAGCGCGGGCATCACCCACCCGTCGTCAGAAAATCCAAGGTCTGACGGCTTCTCCATGCACACTGACCACGACGCCACCCACCGCCAGTAATCGGCTTCCGCGTGCCCTTTCAGCCGGTATCCGCCCGCCTTCATGGTGTCGTTAAGGAACCAGCGCATGAGCATCTGCCCGCCGCTCATGATGTCGAGGAACTCCGAGTGGTTGCCGAGTTCCATGTGATCGTTTGGAGACGGCGTAGCCGAGCAACAGAGCTTGTATGGCGTGCCGGCAAACGAGTCTTGCAGGAGCCGCCGCGTTGCCCCTGTGAAGTTCTTCAGGATGCTCGACTCGTCTAATACGATGGCGTCGAAGTGGCCCGCGTCGAAATGTTTGAGCATGTCGTAGTTGGCAACATTGACGCCGCGCCGCACGTCCTTTTGACTGCGGCATTGCGTGATCTCGACGCCGAACTTTGCGCCTTCTGCTACGGTTTGTGCGGTCACCGCCAACGGTGCCAGTATCAGCGCGTCACCGCCCGAGTGATGGCAGACCTGCCGCGCCCATTCCGCTTGCATGGCTGTTTTGCCGCTCCCGCACTCAGTAAATAGTGCGAACTTGCCAGCGTTCAGCGCCCGCGTGATGCTTTGCCGCTGGAAGCCGAATAGCTTGCTGTTTAAGTCGAACTTTCCGGAAATGCCGGATGGTTGCGGCTGAACGTGCTTGCCGTCGAGAAACGCCCGATAGCCGCTCATGCCCGCACCCCCACCCGCCGCGCACACACCGAGTCAATCCACGCCGACCGCGCCGGGTCATCGTTCCCCCGATCCCGTGCCAGCGCCTCCGCCCGCGTCATCGGTGGCCGATCTTCGCCCGTATTCATTGGCACCTGGACGGCGTGCGTTGCCATCGGGCGGCTGTTTTTCAATATTGTCCGCATGGTTGCGGCACCCTTGCGCCCTGCGTCCGTCCGCGCCTTCGTTGCGCACTTCGCGCACATCTTGGAGTAGCGGCGCTTTTGCTCGATCTGGCCGCCACAGCCACACCAGCGGATCTCCTTACGTTCAGCGCGCGTTGTCCTGCGGCATACAGCACAGCGGGCGTAGCGCATATCGCTCTGTAGCAGCACGGACCCGCACGCGCAGCGTTTGTCTGCCCGGCACGCTTTGCACGTTCCGCGCCGGCGCTCGGTCCATGTGAGCATCAGGCGCTGGCACTGCGTGCATGGCACCGCAGCTTTTGCGCGTAGTTTGTCTCTTTTAACCGCTTGCCGAGCGTTTCCGCACGGCTTGCATATGCTGTTGCGCGGCTGGAATTTATCAGCCAGCGTCGGTATAGGCGTGCCACACCGCTTGCACGGATCTCCTGGCACCCATGGGTTGTTTCTCATTTGCTCCCTTTCGTTTCAGGCCGTCAGCATTGGCCTGGGTTACTGCTATGCTTCTGTTTTTCTGTCGTACTCAGCCCACGATTTATCAGCCCACCCACACAGGGATGCCAGCGCGCGCCGCTCCCGTCTGTCTCCGGTAATAGTCCAATATCGGTATTTCGGCTTACGGCGAACTTTTTGCGCGTTCACGCCGTCGCCAGAGCGGAACGCCTCCCGCGTGTGCTTCCCAGGAACAAGGTAATCAAACCTCGGAGTTTTCCGCTCCTCGTCAGTCAGCCCGGCGAATCGCCAATTTAACGCCCGGTAAATAAAGCCGCGATGGTGATAGGCGGTGTCTGCGTAGCTCACAATAATAAACGCCGGAAGTTGCTTTAGGCATCGACTCACAAACCAGCTTTCAGTGTTCCTCTGCATGTCGTCATGCACCCAAACCCGGTTAAGTTCCAAGACTGAACTGGGGCGAGACGGGCACGCGCTCATCTGAAGGTGGCGGCTTGGCGGAACGCCAAACGTACAAACGCCGCGGAGTGTGGTCCCCTGGTATAACCCAAAGGCGTAGGAAATCGGCGGCTTGCGGTGCAGATAGTGCTCAGACTGGACTACCGCGGCGGCCTCCCCTTTATCGAGAAACACAACAGCCAATCCACGCGCTACCCCCACAACGTCACTCTCGGCATAGAGGTCTAGTATCTTCTGTGTTTCCATTTGCTCCCTTTCCTCCCCCGCGTTGGCAAACCGGGTTTACTGCTGGTTCTTTATTGCGTCCCGTTCATCAGCCTCATACTGCGCGCCTTCGACTGCCCAGCGCTTCCGCTGCTCACGCGGCGCCGTCGGGTACTCGTCGGCGTAGACGCGCTCCAGTTCGGCGATGCGCGCGAGTTGCGGTGATGGGCGGGTCATGCGCGGCGCTACTTCTCCCACTCGGCCCGCACGGCGGCCACCCACTGATCGCTCGTCCATGCGGCTTCAGACTCCTCCCGCTGTACGCGGATGGCTTCGCGGTGCGGCTCGTTGTCCTCTGTGAACCACCAATGCAATAACTCCAGCGCCTCCGCGCCCATGTCTCCCGCCACGCACTGCTCGCGATAGTCAGCGTTGCCGACCATTCGCAGCACCTCCGCCGCGCGTGCGGAGGTCATAAGTCCACCTTGGGGAGCTCGATGTTCCCCGCTGAAATCTCGTAGCCGAAGGCGGTGTTTATCGCTTCCCTAGCCGCGTCCGTCCATTTCTTCGAGCCCTGCGTGTTCGCGTCTCGCATTAACGCCGTGATGGCTTTTTGCGCCGCCATGTACGCATCGCGTCTTTCGGCTTTGGTCACGCCCCCACCTCCACAACCCAGCCCCAGCGCCCGTTGCGCAGCTCGACGGTGATGGCGGTGATAATAAACACGCCCTCGACCACTTCGCCACCGGACAGCTTCACCAGGTCGCCGGGCTGGCCGTAGGGGCAGTGCAACGCAAGCGCGGCTTGCTGTTCTGGCGATAGCGGCGGTGGCATCGCTCCGCCATCGTTCCCGCCACCACACGCCCGCCAGAACCGACGCTCGCCGTTGGTGTAGGCGGCGGATTCGAGTTTGGTTAGTCGTAGGGTCTTCATGCTGGCACCTTCTTAAACCACGCGGCGTGCGCCTGGGCCTCAGCAACAGCGTTAAGATATTCCATCGCCCGCTCGTTTTCCGTAACCGCAGCCTCGCGCCAGTGTCGCGCTTGCGCCTGGGCCTCGTCGCGCTCCCGCTCGGCGGCTTCCTGCGCCTTCTTCCGTGCAGCCATTTCAGCTGGCACTCCAAGGATCAGGAACTCATCGCTCAGCCCTTCTCGCGCAATCCCACCCGATGCCGTCACGGTGTCGCAGAGGGCGCGGTATAGGCCAGCGGCTCTACCATCGGCGGCTTCGGCGCGGGCAGTGGCGGCGCTAAGATGACTGTACACGTCGGTTAATGCTCGACCAGACCGATCGGCGCGGCCCCGCAGCCTCTCCACCTCGGCGCGGAGAGCGTCCAACTGCTGCTGCAACTGGTCCCAGTCATGCGCCACAGTGGCAGCCCCTTGCGGTCCGCAATATTGGCAGCGGCCAACGGCGCTGGTCATGCAGTATTGACAGGCCATCACTGCCCCTCCAGAAGCCGCTGGGCCTCTTTCCATTTAGCGATGAGGGCGAGAGCTTCCTCGATTTTCAGGATGTGCTTATTCAGCTCGTCTGGCTTGAACCCACCTTTATCGTCCGCCCATCTCTTTCCACAGTCATCGCAAATAGTCCAGATCGCCCCGCCTCGATGGGTGTAGGCGTGGTCGCAATGAGGATCTAACGCCAACGCGCCATCTAGCGCCTTCTCCGCCGACGCAATCACCTCCGCCGCCGTGGGCGCGTCGGCCTCGCTTGGTAGATGCACTGCCTCGACCTCTGTGCAGATTTTCGCCATCGCCACCGCATCCCCCCTGCCCGCCGGTTCCGCGAGTTGGCGTGAGGCTATTTGATAAATTCGGGATAGCGCCATCTTTTCCTTGCCGCCCTGTAGTGCCTCGCGGGCTTCGGCTTCGGCTTCGGCGATGAGCATTTGATACTGACCGGCTATCTTTCCTTGTCCGCATTGGGTGGCCACATGCACTGCGCCCCGCAACCAATCCGCGCTACGCTCCTGCGACATGCAGCACCTCGTCTTCCTGTGAGCCATCAATCCAGTCCTCGATGTACGTGTCGTGTTGCTCGGTCGTCCCGTTGGTAGTCTGGAGGTAATACAGTAGTCGCTCGTCGCGCTTCGTCACGTGATATATGCTTGTAAAACCTTCACCGCTGCAAGTGGTGATGTCACCCGGCCTCGGGTCTTTCCTCGGGTCACGCATGCTCCACCTCCTGCGGCGGCTCGGGGATTGAAGTCCAGCGGGTGGCAGCCTCCAAAACCATCGCTCCATGACTCCACCAGCGCCACTCGTCGCCACCTGTGCGCGTGGGGCATTGCTGCGCGTTCGGGATACGCCGACCACCTGCCCAGATGTCCACGTACTGAAACTTCGGCGCGCTCTCAATCGCCTTCCACCGACGCGCCTCGTGAGCGGCGACTACCGCGGCGGCTACGGCTTGCCAACTTCCATGAGTCGCACGAGCCACCCACGCATCCCTCGCTATGCAACCCAACGTCTTCTCCATCACACGACCTTCGCTTCCAAATACTCCCGCATCTTCGCGTCCCGCGTAATCGCCGCGTCGCGGTTCGCCGCCGCCCAGGCCGCGATGTAGTTCCACAACTGCGCCCGAGTGGGCTTCCAGCGCAGGTAGGCGCCGCCGCCCAGTAATACTGAGCCAATGATTGCTATTTCCATTTACTTGCCCTCCCGTTTTGGCGGCGTCGGCAGTATCGGGCGGTAGAAGTGGGTGTAAATCGATGTCACCTCACCGCGCCGATAAGCGATATAGGGGGCCATGACCCACGAAACGATTCCGTGGTACCCAATCCGAACTCCTTGAGGCTCAAACGCCTCCATCTCCGCCACCGGCTTCCACTCCAGCCCGCGCAGGGCGGCTATGGCTTGCTCACACATCTCCTCGTTTTGCGACTCACCGGCATGTGATCCAAACTGCTGGCGCGCTATTTCCAGCGCCTCCTCCACCTGCTTCAACACGTCCATTTCTCTCTCCTTATTTCTGTGCGTGGCCGACGCTTTCACCCGCCGACCACGCCATATCCGAGGGACTCAAGATGCTTGGTTACGGCTGCATCTGCCGCTAGTCGAGCGCGCCGCGCCCGGTCTGCCGATTCGCTGGCGGTACCTCCCCAGGTCCGTGATCCAACGTGGTCGGCAGGCCGCGGGCGGTTGCGCGCGGGGATCAGAAGGGCAAATCGTCCTCTGATACCGCGAACGGGTCAGCGTTAGCAGGTCGTGCCGCGAACGGTGACGCCGCCGGTTGTGCCACCACAAATTTGCTACCGCCGCCGCTCTTTGGCCGAGCGATGATCGCCGCCGCCGTGTCGCCGTAGTTGTTGACCTCAGCGAGGACAGACGCCTGCTGACCGGTTAGCGTTTGCCGGATATGGTCAAGCCATGTCTGCGGCTCGGTGAGGCCCGCTTGGGTGCAGCCAAACTGTTTGCACCGGATCTGCGCCGCCTCCCATTGCGGCACTTTGCGCGCCTTGTCGTTTGGATCGCTGACCATGGCATTGGTCAACCACCAGACGCCCGTGATCGTCCCACGGTCGGACACATCAACGGTGATCTGGAGTCCAGGCGTTCCCTTGGTCGGGCTTTTGATGTACTCGACGCCTTTGATCGCGCCCGTGTACCACTGTCCGTTCTTAAACATCACGCCACCACCTTCGCTGGCACCAGCGCGGCTTCGAGTTCGTCGAGCTTGCTGGCCGACTTCGCTTCCGTCGCCGCGATGACATCGTCCATGGTGATTTCGCCAGCATCGTACACCTGCGCGCCGACGACGTGCGGGGCGTACCAGCGGTGGAAGTTAGAAATCACGCGGGCAAACAGCATGTTTTTCGGCACCTTGTCGTAGTTGCCGACCTTGTTGTTTCCGCGCGAGTTCTGCACCCATCCGGCCTTCTCGGCGTCCTCCATCGTGATCGTGACATCCAGCGGCTTGCCGTCCACGTCGGTCATGCCGTCGCCCCGGTAGTAAAACCGCAACGTGCATTGCTTGTCCGTGTGGACCACCGGACGCCACGAGTATCCGGCCTGCGCCAGGAACGTGGCGCGCGCCCCGGCGGACAACGCGGGCTTGCCGCCGATGATGTGGATGAGTTGCAGCGACAGCGCCGCATTAAGCCCGAGGTCGCGGCCCATTGCAATCGCGTAGGCGTTCGGATCAGTGCTGTAGGTCTGCGCCGTCAGCCGGTCTGACTTGGCTAGGTCGGCCTGGCTCCGCGCCGTGGCGTCTAGGATGTCATCCAGGACACTCTTCTGTTTCAATTGTGCCGGCGCTTGTTCCGGCGTCACTTGTTGGGTACTCACTTCGTTGCTCCTTTGATTTTGAACAGCTTCAACGGGCGGCTGACGCTGACCGTCAGCACATCCGCATAGACTTCTGGGTACTTCGTTTTGAATCGCTCGGTGTCGATACGCTGTGTTTCCTGCGGGCTAAACTTCACGTATTCCCCGCTCCCGGCGTCGGCCACCGCATTGACTCCCATCAGCGCCTCAATACCGAGCCGATAGGCTTCGTCTTCCGAATTAGGGTCGCCGGTCCGCAGTTCTTTCAAGCTGGCTGCTACCTTCTTTTCCAGGTCTTTCAGCCGCCGATAATCATTCATCAGCTTCGGCAACCCCTCAATCTGCACCAGCCCTTGGTCGCTAACCGCCGACCATTCGTCCATTTGGCACGTCGGCTCCCACTGACAGGACTCACACCGCCCGTCGCGCTCGGTGAGCCATGGCGGCGCAATGCGCTGATCTACGGCGTGGTGCATAAACCAATCGACCTTTTCCGCCACCGACGCCATTAGGTCAGGCCGCGCGTCGATCTCGAACAGGTCGAGCTGCCCCGTGTCGCGATTCAGCGCCGCGATGCACGCCCAGGACCACTTCAGGACTCGCATGTACCACTGCACCTGCATCAGATAGCCCGGCGGTACGCCGTCGCGCTTCCAGTCCCAATAAGCACGGTCGCTCACGGTCTTGATTTCGAGTACGCCCGGCCCGCGCTCTTGTCCTACAATGGCCCGGTCAACCCGTTGCAGTTCGTGCCCGTTCGCGGTGGCCCGCTTGCGCCGAATCTTCCAATCTGGCCGCAGTTCTGCGACCATTTCGGCGATGCCGTCCTCCATCAACTTACCGGCCACAATCGGCCCGGTTATCTTGAAGGCCCGATCAGGCGCCGCGCCCGTCTTCTGGTACCACAGCCGGCGCGCGCAGCCGTAGGGCTCCAAGCCTAGAATATGCTGAACGTCCGTGCCGCCGATAAAGCCTTGGCGTTGCGCCGGATCTTGCGAGACTTCCGGCACGTGCGCCGCCAGCGCGTCGAAGCGTTCGGCGTGGATGAATTGCTCACCCATGGAACACCGCCCAAACCTTGACGCCCAGCGCAATCACGTTGAGCCCAAACGCCACCCCGCCCAGCGTGGCCGTCAACCGGTCGTGGCAGTCGTAGCGCGTGGCAGTCAGGCAGATAGCCCACAACGCGACGATGTGGAAAGCGATCCAGTAGAGGGGTGTCATCGGGACACCGCCAGTAGAATGCCAGCGAGGCTAACCAGCACTAACGCTACCGCAGAAGCTGTGGCCCGCCGCTCCAGTTTTGTAATGCGCGCCGCGTGCAAATCCAATACGCTCCCAACCGTACCAAAGCGCCGCGTCGCAAGCTCCTCAGCCGCCTCGATGCGAACTAATAGCCGCGCGTCGAGTTGCCCAACCATCTGCGCCGCTTCCGTCCTCCAATTCGCCCGCCGTTGGCCGCTCATCGCGCTTCCCCTTTCATCGTCCGCGCCAGTGCCTGCTTCATGCGCTCGCTGACCACCGCATATAGCCGAGCCGCGAGCATAGGCCAGCCACCCTCGTTTCCATACTGGAAATCTGCGCAAAGCTGGACCTCCACGCCGCCATCATCAATCACGTTCATAGCGACAAAAGCGACAATTTCAGGGATCCGGTACTCCTCGCGCGCGGCTTCGACCACCGCTATAAATTTTTCCAGTTGTTCCGCCGCCGCCGCTTTGCTTTCGTGTGGCGTTGAGACTTTGCGGTAGCGGCCCGTGTTCGCCGTCATCGCGTCACCGCCAAAGCCACCACCCACACCAGCGCTGCGGCCGCCGCGATCAGATCAGACCGGCGCTGAAACGTCCGCAAGTCTTCCGGCCCGCCGCCCCAGCCGATCATGCCGCACCGCCCGAGTCCACGAATAGCAACAGGTTGGCGGCTTCGCGGTCGCCGGCCTTCGCCTTGGACTCAATCAGCGCCCAAGCCATGCGCCAGGCGGACGAACGCCGCATGGCTTTTTCAAGAATCTCGCCCGCCATGCGCGCCGATTTGTTCGGCAGCGCGGCGGCGTTTGATGGATAACGATGTATTCCGCTCATTTCCCCTTCTTTCCGGCCAGCGCCATCAGCGCCCGCTCAATAATCCGGCCAGGAAACGTTCCGTGCTCCGTGGCTAAGTTGGTGGCAATCGCATAGATCGACGGTCGCAGGCTCACCTGTACCGCTTTGCGCTGCTCTTGTGTGGTTCCTGTGTTGCTCACAAACCAAAGGTAACCCACCCAGCCGCGCCGGTCAACACCAAACCACACACGCCGCAAACAAACTGCTATATAGCGCCACAAACGCAAAAAGCCCGCCGCACCGGTTAGGGTGGGCGGGCTTTTCGTTCAGCGGTGGGCGAGTTCGCCGGCACCGGCCGTTACGCCAGTCGGTAGTGGAGGCAGTATGGGTAGGCGAGGGCGTGCATATTACCACGTCGCCACCGGCGCGCGCTTCCAGGTGTTTGTGGCGTGGCACACGTAGATGTAGGAGGCGTCGAATTGGACCGCGCCTGTCGTGCAGCTTGCCGTGGCGCTAGCCGGGGTCGCGCTTGCGGCTGTGCTGAAGCGCGTGGAAGTGGTAGCGTTGCCGGTGAGGGAGCCCGTAAACGTTGTTGCGGTTAAGTTCCC